CACCAGCGACCGTGTTCAGATAGAGTGGAAAATCTGACATTTCTGCTCTATCGCCCCTCATTTCTATTTTATCTTGTTTGTACCCCTTGTACACCGATGTTTGGAAAGCTGTTGTGCAACCGGTTCTATCACGGACTCGTAGTAAGCGATCCACTCATCTTCTGAATACGTGGAATTTACTATTTTCTCATTTGTATTGAAGAACTCATACACACGCTTGATCTGTCCGGTTGTCTGAGCCGCATTTGGCACATAATCATTCGATGAGATCTGCTGTGCTTCCGCTTTAGAGTCCACTGCAGCCACACCCTTTGTCTTACTTGACATTGACAAAAAGCTTTCTGCAAATTTTTCTGCATTCGTTTCCAGATCTTCCGGCCGCATGGAATTTGAAAATTTCAAAAGCCAGCGGATCAGTGCGCCATTCTTGATCGCATTCACTATACCCTGATCTGCAGTGCTGATTACATTCATGACTCCCTTCAGCGCATCAACCGGACTCTCACCAAACAGATCATTGTTTGTATAGTCATCCCGCAGATGGATGATATCCGTATATGGTACTGTCATCATTTTTCCATTCATCAGATAAAACTTTAAGAACAGCTCATTTGCCTTGTAAATCGCCTCCACACCCTGACAGGTAATCGGATATAATCCGATCGGGCTGTCGAATGCATTCCGCAGGATTAAAATAAAAGCATTGTTGTTGAGTGCAAGCTGGTTTGCCACCTTTTCGATCATGACCTGAAAGCTCATGAATTCATTTGGTTCTTCCAGCAGCATCCTGATATATACTACCGGGTTGATATCCAGCTTCTTTCCCTCTTCTGTCTCTGATTCCCTGATATGCTTTGCTACCAGTTTCCCCAGTGCCTTAGTTTTTGGTCGGATGCATGCCCGGATGATATCTGACTGATACATATTCCCATTCCAGGAATAAAAACCATTGCCCGCTTCCACAACCATTTTGTAGATGACATCTGGTGCAGCATTATTCTGTTTTTTTCCAAATAGTCCCATGGTCTTCCTTTCTGTTGCACCGGTGCAACTTTCTAAATTACGCTCAAATAATCTTCCAGATTATTCTCATATGTCACATAAGCATCCAGTAGGCTTGCCAGCCCGTCAATTCTTCTCGTTCCGACATTTCCTTTGCATGGCTGGATGTTATCATTCTTATCTACATCAACCGACGTATTTCCCAGGCACCACTTCAGGATTGGATTGTTATTATATACAATCAGCTTCTTTTCCAGATCAGCTCCAAGAGACTTCATCGGTGCGGACAGGGTTTTCTTTCCCTGGATCACCGGTTCCATTACATTCTTACCGAATGTGTTCTCCATATCCTCTACAAAGTAACTTGCTGACCAGCTGTCATAACCACCTTTATAGAGATAAATATCCATCTCGTTCTGCACTTCTGAAAACCACTGTACAATATATTTGTAATGCACTTTATTTCCCGGACACGTCCGGAGCAGTCCCTGTGATTCCCACAGATCGTAAGGTATCTTATCTTCCCTTACTCTCTTTTCAAGCAGATCCTCTGGAAGCCAGTACATCTGCAGCACATAAATATGATCATCACCCGGTACCCTGAAAATAATAGTTGCACATGTCAGGTCTGTTGTACTGGATAAATCGCATCCTGCAATTCCATATCGTGGCTTTAAAGCCTTAATATCAAATTTTGCCTGATTGTCCAGTTGTTCAAAGGTCAGCCACGCTTCCGAGCTGGTCTCTCTGATATTAAATTCCTTGCAGACAAGGTTTTTTACCTGTGTTGCATCTGACAACGCCTTTGCGACCTTGCTCTTCAGATATGACAGTTTTTTTGTGACACCAAGGTTCGGATTTGCTTTATACCATGCTCTTTCATCCGTCCATTCTTTCCTTTCATCCAGTTCATAAATAAACGGAAATACATGGATATCTTTATAGCCGGCCGGATCATACAGACCATTGATGATCCGTTCTGATTCATCGTATTTCTGATCATAGATGTCTTCCCGGATTGTTCCGGCTGTTGATGTAACATAAATTAGCGGCTGGGTTCTTGCCGAAACACCATCCGCTAAAATATCATAAAGTGCTTTTCCTGCTTTCCATTGATGGATCTCATCCAGCAGGGCACAGTGTATATTAAGTCCATCCAACGAGTCGGAATCACTCGCCAGCGGCTTAAAGGTACCATTGTTATACTCCTCTGAAGATATATCACCCACACGGCATTTTGCCCTTTTTAATAAAGCCGGTGATTTTTTGACCATTCTGGTCGATTCTGTCCAAATGATCTTCGCCTGATCTCTCTTAGTTGCCGCAGAGTATACCTGCGGTCCTTTCTCTCCATCTGCCAGTAACATATACAGTCCTACAACTGATGCAAGCAGCGATTTTCCGTTTTTCTTCCCAACAATCAGTACACTTTCGCGGCAGACACGGTTTCCCGCATCATCCACAAAACCAAAGACTGCTGCCAGATGCGCTTTTTCCCATAATTCCAATACAACAGGTTTCCCGGCTCCCTTTCCACTGCTGACACAACAGAAGCTTTCTGCAAATTCGAGAATATGATTTCCCCTTTTTGCATCGTAGTGCATTTCTTTTGTCGGATGATCAATACATCGTGCAAGATACTTGTACCACAGGCGCGTCTTGCGACACACTGTGATCTGTCCCGTCTTTATCTTCTCCCAGTACTCCAGCACCGGATTATACGAAAGCGGATATCTTACCATATATCATCGCCCCGCTACAAACGCATCAAATCCATCATCCTTCACTTCCGTCAGTTTTGTTTTTGGCATACATTCAAGCAGGACCTTCATTGCCTGTGTATGTTTCTGGGACATCTGTAGATATAACTGCGCATCCGGGCTCTGTTTGTTCCCGTACTGGTTTTCTCCATTCTTATATTCGACTGTGGTACCATCCCTGATAATGTTCTCACGCAGATCCTGCATTGTCACACGCAAAAAAGCCACATCTTCCATCGTGGATTCTACTAATTTTTTCTTATTTTCATCAATTTCTTTGAAAATTCTCTTAAGTCTTGACAACTCTTTCTTAATCCGTTTTTGTTTTTCCAAATATGCGGAAACACTGTCATATTCGGCTTCTCTCTTGATTTCTTCCTCCCAGATTTTTTCATCCTCTGTCATGCATACCACACCCCCTTTATGATAACCTGTATATTTTTTCAACCTGGCGTAACGGTCAGATTTTACTTTACCACGCTAAAGTGGACCGGGGGGATATACAAATTTATTTCTTTCCCCCGCGATCAATCTCACGCAAGGAAACCGGCTGTCCCTCTTCATCAAATACGAACAAAGGCTTGACCTTATCATTACCCAGACCATGTCCTTCAAACAGATCATGGCACTCTTTACATACATACTCCATATTCCCAAAGTTTAGAGTAATGTCCGGATCTGTCACATTGCTTTCCGTGATCGCTGTCTTGTGATGCACGATGTATCCCAGATTCTTATGACACTCTTCACAAAGACCGCCATCTATCATGATTCTATTGTCTATATAGCTTTTCCTGCACTGCTGCCAGCGGCGTGATGCATAGAAAGTCTTTGCATATTCTTTTGCCATTTTCTTTCCCTGTATGCCAGTACGAAAAAAGGAAGCTCAGCATTTCTGCCTGCTTCCTTTCCTGTACATTTTAGGAGGTACATTCTTCACATCCATCGACACTATCATATTACCACATCTAAATGTCCCATAACGTCCCATCTTTAATTTTTTTCTGCAAACTCCCGCATCATCTTTGTGATCTGTGCAGCCTGACTGACTCCGGCTCTTTTGCATGCTTGTTCAAAAGCTTCTGCATCATCCCGTTTAATCTTAAATCCTTTCGTCATATATCCTGCTTTTCTCTGATATTTTTCTGTTGCAATCGTCTGCTTGCTCGGTTCTCCCTTTGGCATTATGATCTTCTCCTTTTCCAGTTGATAAGCTTTAATACAAGCCATACCAGCGTAAGCAGGATAATGGCATAGTCCAATATACCTGGGTTGCTAAAGTCCATTGTCTTAATGACCACTAACGCTATGATGATTGTTGTGATTTTTCCTGTTGCATCTTTCATATCTATCTCTAACATGATATAATCGAGTATCCTCTTTTGAGGAAGGGGAAGTTTCCTTCCCCTTTCAAGCTTCTTACTTGTCGTAAAAATCTTTGATCTGCTTTACGACGGCTATCAGAAGATTTGCGATAGTGAGAAGCTTGATCATATTATCGATTATCTTATCTATCATGTTTTACCTCCTTTCCTTTGATATATTTATTATATCATAGGGTTAACCATATTGCAAGCCTTTTTTTACTTTTCGCAAGGAATTTCTAATTTTTCTAACGCTTTCTCATGGATTCTGTATAACTGCGTTCTTTCATATCCCATCATCTTTGAAATTTGCTTTATTTTCAGTCTATCGAGATATTTATACTCAAGCAGGCATTCCATATCTGCATTTCCTATCTCATGGATTGCCTGTTTTATTTCTTCCCGCTTTTGCACAAGCTCTGCTTTTGCTTTTATCCTATTCACGATACCTTTTTCAAGCATCGTCACATATGTTTCCTGTGGGCTTTGTAAATTCATTGATCCCTTAGGCATATCCGAATACTGAATGGCTCTAGCCCCGTCTGCTTCCAGCTTTAGGCGGGTTATATCTTCTTCAATCTGCCTGATGCGTCTTTCGATCGGTTTGTAGGAATATAGATAGTCTTTCTTCTCTTGAATCAGTTCTCCGTCTGTCACTGCGTCACCTCCTGCCGACCGGTATAAACCGGCCAGCTATAAATTCTGTGATATAAAATGTGAGGTAATCTTGTTTCTTTTAGGTCTTGCCCCGGTGTTTCAACCTTTTTTCTGTTTTGCAACGGCAACAGCTTTTGCCTGCTTTCTTCGCCGTCTCTCCTGCTCTATTTCAAGCGCCTGCTGCCGTAGCGTTTCTTCCACCTGCAGCTCTGCATAGGTCTTTCCGTATTCCTCTGCTTCTGCTTTGAATTCTGCAATAGCACTCAGCTTTTTCTTGTTCATGCTTCCTTTACCTCTATACGCTTTGTCTCTTTTTCGATCTTCAGTGTTCCGTCTGCTTTTCTCATCAGTTTATACGTCACGGTATTATGTTTGACTGTCAGCCGATCCAGCAGATTTTCTGCAACCGGTCTGGCTGCTGCCATAAGCAGATCCTGCGCTGCCGGATCTGATGCATACTCAGTCTTTATAATGCTTTCTGCAATATCGATTGACTGCTCAATCTTTTTAAACTGCTGCGCATCTCCGCACGTGCACAGCTTCGTGGCTTCCCTGTTCTTTTCTCCTTCATCCGCATCCTCCGGTACTCTGATTACCTGTGACTGTCCGCAATAGATGCAGGTTCCATATGTTTCTATCATGCTTTTTCCTCCTTCATGTAAGCGTCAAGCTCTTCCAGCTCCGCTGTCTTCTTTTCGATTTCTTCCGTCAGCCGGATCATCCGCTCTGTGATCGCTTTCTTTACACAGTCCGGAAGCGGCTTTACAACCATCTGTCTGATTTCCTTTGGCTTCGGTCCCGGTCTCTTTTTTTCTGCCGGCTCTCCGGCCGCGATCAGGATCTTCCTGATTTGCTCCGGACTGCTGCCATTTAAGTCCGCAAGGATCTGTATCTGCTTTTCTTTGTTTTTCGCTTCCCGGTAACTTCTTACAATTTCGCTCTGATCCATTTTCTACACCTCCTTGATTTCCTGCGCCCTGCGTGGCGGGCGCTGATTATTTGATTGCTTTCGCTCCGATGACACAAGCCGGGGCGCAGCGAAGGGCAAAGATGGCGTCGTGGCCGCTGACGACGCCGCTAGAGTACACGCACCACGTACTGCGCGAAACGCCGCGACTAGCCGATCTTGTCCAGTGCCAGTCTGTCTCATGTTCCGGATTGACTTTCACACAATCGCGTTCTGATCTGAATCGCTGGTACTTCTTTTCCTCGGCCTTCATCTCTTCTACGGATAGAAGGAAGAACGTATCCAATGTTGCCTCTCTGTCTCCATTTTCCTTCAACACAGGAACAAGAAGCCTTCTGAATCCTTCCTCGAATTTCTCCTTGAAGACAGTGCTGTTTATGTGTCTGCGAATGCTGGACTCTTCCCATTTGTTACTACCCTTTTCATCAAATGGCATTTCATCGGACAGAAGGTCTGTGAACTGTAATGTCATCGTTCGCATATCAGGATCCGCAGTCTTGTCCTTGTCATAGTCCAGGATGTTCAGCAGAACTGTTCCAATCCCTTCTACCTGGACCGTGATCTGTCCATCTTCTCCAAATGTTTTTCTTGCCTTACCTGCTGCCAGAATCTCCTCGATCTGTTCCCATGTGTACTCTGTTTCGCTAATCGTTCTTGCTTTCATTGTCTGTTCTCCTTTACATCGATTAAATTACACGTATTTTCTGTGGCTCTGCTCCTGTCTTCTTGCACCGCTCAAACTCGATGACCCATACCCACGGGTTTGCCTGCCAACCGTAGTGATCAATGTCTGATTTCTTGATGGTGCTATCCCAGATTTCCATAAATTCATCAAATTCGTTATAGCCCTCATTCCAAAAATCACATCTAAATGTGGCGTTACATCCTCTGCAATTTGGTGTATATATTCCCTCTGCTTTTGCGCCATCTTCTGTAATATCCTGCAACCTCTCCACACTCACATCCGTAACCTTGAGCCAGACCCGGGCAGCTTCTTTTGGCATGTGGATTGAAGGATGCCAATTACCACGCCATCCTTCTGGTCGCAAATCCCTGTCCGCTTTGTAATAATAAACAGAGTGACCGCGCATATGACCGGCTTCATTAACTGGAAGCGCACACCATGTTTCCCGGACATACAGGATATCTCCAATCTGATACGGCAGTTTAAAAAACTTCTCTCCATATCCTTCGTTTTCAAACACACCACGGCAGGAGATTGAACCATGCGGTGTAAAGGCTGTATACCCGAATTGTGCATCTTTAGGAATAAAACCCTTTATAATCCGCCTTGTACAACTCTTTCTCCCACCCAGAATCGCCTTTACCATATCTGTATTGAACAATATTGGTTTTACGCTCATGATTGCCTCCTTTTCTCACCATTTTTTATAAATCAGCTCCTCTCTGTTCCATCCCGGATAATGCGTCTTCAGGTGCTCTTCCATCATTGCCAACATCTCACTTCTCAATCCCACATTGCCGTTATCCAGCATCTGATGATGGTACCTGCAACCGATCACTCCATTGCCTTCCACCCCAAGGCCGCCTTGCGACCTCGGAATAAAATGCATGATGTCTTTGATCTCATAGGCAAGCTGTGAAGTGCTTGTGCAATGGTAGTCCAAGTTGCAGAAGAGGCACTGACCGTAGTCACGATCCCAGATGGCTTGTCTCGTCATTTTTGAGAACTGCAAAGCCTTTGTCCTTTTATTCATCTTCTACCTCCGTGCATCCGCATCATCCATACTGCCGTGTCTTTCGCCTGCTGCCATGTTGATCGCTATGATCTCACTGATTTCATTTACGACATCCTGCGCGGCAAGCTGTGCTGTTACCCAGCGTTTAGCCTGAAGTGCTCCATCTATTGCCAGCATACGGTCTTTGATATTCCCGATCCTCAGATTGATCCTTGCTTCATCTGCCGGATCCGTGTCACACTCAGTATTTTCAACGATTTCTCCAGTTACAACCTCGACTTTTTCCTCTGTTTTCTCTCCGGCTGCTGCCACCGGCTCACTTTCCGCTGTATTTTCTACCGGCGCTGGCATGATTTCTTCCTGATCCGGTTCATTTTCTACCGGTTCCGTTTCATTTTGGTCTGTTTCCGGTTTATTTCCCTCTGTTTCCGTTCCGTTTTGGGCTGTTTCCTGCTCCATTTCCGGCTTGACCGGTTCGACTGCTGCCACAGGTTCGCTCTCAGTCTTTTTAGGCTTTTCAGGCTTTTTTGTCTGTACCTTCGAAGGCTTCTTTTGTTGCACCGGTGCAACTGCCGCTTTTTCTGCTTTCGGATATGGCTGACAGTAAATTTCTGACCAGCATTTTTCAGGATGAGCGTAATCCGAAATAAGCTTCTCCCATTCCTCTTCAATCTCTTCAATCGTTATTTCCGTTTTTTCACCTGATCTTGTATTGACCATCCTGCAGTTATTCTCTGAAAGCATCAGCATGATACGTCCTTCTGCAGGCACTCGTACGGAATATGTTTTTTCTCCATCCGGTGCCATTGTTTCCATCGCATACACCAGCATTCCTTTGTCAATTAATTTTGCAATCTGAACAAATAGCTCCGGATCATCCTTGCCGATTTCCTCGATTACTCTCTTAAGCAGGCTTCCTCCCGGCACTTTTCTGTTTTCCATCATCACTTCAAGGTCTGAAATTTTCCTTTCTTCATCCACTTCATCCTTGATCTGCTGGATTTCTGATTTTGTATATTCCGGTGACAATCCTTCGTTGATCGCTTCCGGAAGCTGCAGCATCAGTGTGAGTTTTGCATAACCGAATCCTTTGTACTGATCCTGAAGCCGGTCAGAATAGCCATTCTCCGAAAACTTATCATTGATCGAAATAAATCTGCTGACCTGCGTTTTATCAATTCCATATTCTGCCTGTGCAAATTCTGCTACGGTTTTATATCCGGATTCTGCAAGGACATTGGTATCCCTTGCCACTTTAAGTAAATAGCCAATTCTCACGAATCCCTCTGCGGTTCTTTGAAGCTCCTGTGTAAGCTCCGCTTTGTATTCCTGGTATGTTTTCTGATATATGATCTGTTCCATTATGATCTCCTGCTTTCTTTTATACTTTTTATAATCATTTCATCCCGATTTTTCAGGCATTTTCCGCAAATTGGATATCTCATTGCATTCACAATGATTACTGCTCCATTGTGATTGACATCAAACTCATCTGTTTTTTTCTTGCAGCATACACAGTATATTTTGCCGTCTCTCGTATATCCGCCTTGCATTACATTACCTCCATAAAATCTGCTTCCAGCACGTCCGCAAGCAACTGTCCTGCCAACCGCCCATGCCATACTTTGTTTCCGTTTTTTCTTAAATTCTTGTAATTATCAATTCTCATCCTGTTTGATTTTTCTCCCAGCTTCTTTTCTTCTTCTGTGAGCTGCTTTGAAAAGTATTTCTGCCATTTCTTCAGGAAACCGACTGCTGCCATAAAGTCCTTATTCTGATTGTCGCCGGTCGTACGCTTCTGCCGGATGTTTCCTGATGGCTCCACCTCAAGCGTATACCACGGCACATCCGGGCTTTTTGCTTTCCGCAGGAAGAAAAGATAACTTTCATCCGTCTGGATGCGGGAAAAGTAATAATCACAGGTATGTACACAGTGCTTCAGGATCCGTCCCTCCATCACAATATCCTCAATACTCTCAGGTGCTACGATCGTATACCCATCTACCGTATACTCGAATTTCTTAAGCTTCGGAAGCTGTTTATTGACTTTTGGCCACTTCTTGGCAAGCTTCTGTGCCTCTTTCTTTGCATCTCCCTTTTCTCTCAATAAGACACATTCATCATGTGCTGCTTTCAGATCCTTAGGTCTTGCGATCTGATCCAGCTTTGTGTTCATTTTGAGCTGATCTGCCATGTTGATGTAATCTCTCCACGTTGTAAGAGTCTGGTACATCGTTCCACAGCTCAGCAGCATTTGCTTTTTAAGATAGTTATGGCACTTTACAAAACTGATAGGCGTATGTAAAAAATTGAATTCACTTGTATTAAAGCCTGCGTTGCCAAAGTCTTTTATCATCTCATCCGGCCAGATTTTATTTACAAGTTTCTCATACTGCATCCACCGGAGCATAGCTACATTTGCATCCATTTCTTTCATTCGTTTCAGCCTGCTGCCATCCACTTTCAAAAGCTTTGCGAGCTCTGTCTGCTTCTGATCGAAAATCTTTTTATCGTAATTCATGCCTATAACATCACGTGCCATGCGAAACATTCCAATTCTCACAAGTTTTTCAATCGCAGGATTTCCTCTTTCTATCATGATGTATTTCACAACACCGCAAGGCAGTACATCCCATAGATCTACAGTGCTGTGTTTTAAAAATGTCTCATTTTTCAGATAAGACCAGTTGCGTTTATAAAGCTTGGATCTGAATGACCAGTAAAAAGTCTCACTTTTCCCTACAAAATACTCTTTATCCAGAATCCAACGCTGATATTTATTTTTGTACATGTCGTAATCATATTTCTTTACCGTTCCATCAGTGAAAATAAGGATTCTTTTATATTCATGCGTGAATACTCCCGGTTTTTTATAATCTCCTCTGAAATTCTGCCTTTGATATAAGCTCCTGACCACAAGTCCGCCCGGCATTTTCTGTATGATCTCTGCATAATATGGTCCCGCTGCAAGCGTCTTACACTTACCGGATGCCTTATAAACAGCTTTTGCCTTGCAATGCGGGCAGGTTGCTTCCGCATTATGCCTCGGCGACTTAACCGGTACCATCCGCTGGCATTTCGTACACCAGCCTTCTTTTGATCTATAATCGTATATGATATACACTTTATCTGCCGCGTGTCTCTGCATCCACTTTGGAAAGCTTTTCGGCAGGTTGGGGACAAGCTTCATATCTGCATCCCATGGTCTGACTTCTCTTTCCTCTCTGCGCTTTATCTGTTCTTCCTTGATCCTCCGCTGCCAGACTATCAGTCTGTCCCAACCTTTTTGACCGGCATCCGGCTCCAAGACCAACAGGTTCTGCAGCGTTCTCTTGCCATCCGGATTGATGTATATCCTTTGCCGCCTGGTATAGTCAGAAAAATCTTCTCCCAGATTGACTGCCATTGCAGTAAGCCATCTGGTTTCATTCCCCTTTTTATCCAGTTCCCTTGTGATGTACTCTTTTCCTTCCGTGTTTATAAAGATTTCATAGGTCGGTGTTCGAATCCCCTTTTGCAGCAGCTTGGGATAAAATACCGCGATCTTGATATATGCGCCAAGCTGCTGGATGCGGACCAGTCTGTGATATTTGTTCGTTACAACGTGCTTTGTTCTTACCATGCAGCCATATCCATATTGTTCATCATACTCAATCTTCTGGGCTGCTGCCTTTATCATTGCCTGCGTGGCAGGCAGGGCACGAAGCTTCCGCAGTTCTGCTTTGATCATCTTGCCCGCCTCCCATCTACCCGGTAATACACATCCGGTTTATACCGCTTGCCGTCGATCAGGTAAGCGCCGGCGTTGAAACCGTCTCTGCCTTTTTTTACCATACAGATCAATGATCCTATACCGCCCTGCGCTTTCGGTGATCGACCGTAAACAACCACAATATCTCCCGGATCTGCGGTGCCGATATCCTTTTCCACTTTGTCACTGTACTTCCTGTCCGGATGCTCCATCATCCACTCACACTGGAGCATAGCCAGCATCTTCTTGTTGATCTCTTTTAAAATCCGCATCTGTGTACACGCAATCTTATCATCGTTTTCGTTGATGTCTCCCTCCGCCGCCACAATACAATAGCGGCCATCCGGATACCATCTGAGCACTTCTATTGGCTCCTCCACACAGTGCAGTCCTGTGTTTGCTGTCTTAGCGGATTCTGCCGTATAGGTCTTTCCTACTTCATACTGCATGGTTCCTCTTCCCATCGTACAGCACAGATTTTGGTTAAATCCTTTGTAACAGATCATTTTTTCACCTACTTCCCGATATAATATTCCCTGGCAAGTTCTCTTCTGGTTTTCTTGTCAGGGATCCCGATGGAAAACTCATGACTGCCTACTATTTTCTTTGCCTGCTTCGTCTTTTCCACGATCCGCTTATCTACCACCGCCCGGTGCTCATAACCGCTATCTGCAGTTACCGCAATATATCCTGCAAGGTCTTTTCCTTTTTTTCTGATGGCGCTTGTCATACCGGGAACCTCTGTTGCCATAGTCTTAATCTCTTCCACCCAGTCTGCAAGCACGCCTTTCAGCTGAAGATCTTCCGCTTCTACTTTCAGTTTCCCGATCGCAGCGGAAAGAGTTGTTGCAAGGGTGGGAATGCATCCATCCATATAGTCCTCTGCATCTTCTTTATCCAATCCATTTTCCAGTGCAAGCTCTACCAGTCTCTTTTCTTCCCCTGCTGCCTTCAGTTCTGCCGCTTTTGCATTCAGCTCTTCCACGGAGTCAAATTCTCCAAATTTATCAAACATACCTTTATCCTCCAATTTTCTCTTTTTTCTTTCTGATCTCGGTTTCCAGCCAGTCAGTGAAACTGCCGGAAATGCCAAATTTTATTCTGTGGCGCAGAATCTGACTGTTGTACTGCTGCCACAGGTCCTTATGCGCTATCTCCTGCCCTTTTGCGTTCTTCCAACCGTTTTCACGCCATCTGTCAAGCCACTGATCTGCACTACTTAAGTAGCTGCAGCCTATGATTTCAACCTCACACGGTCTGTTCAGTGCTTTCAAGGCCTCGACTGCTGCCATGAGGTCAGCTTCGTGTGGAGTGGCTTCAATCTCCCGGAACACGGTCTTTGTGGCTTCCCGCCCCTGCGGATCGTGGTAAACCAGTATGTAACCGTATACACCTTTGGTCTTACGTGGCGCTTTGTAAGAGTGGCTTATGTAGATCTGTACCTGCATCTTTTCCACCTCCCCTTAACTTCGCTGGTCTCAGTTTTCTCATCGTATAGTATTGATATCTGTACCCTGTCACCGGATTGATTCCGGTGTACAGCGTATCCTTGTCTATATACCACCCCTTCGGCGGCTTCGGATCTTCCCGGAATGTCCCTGCTCTGATGATCCGCTCGGATACCTTTGGCTCCTTCAGATTGCGGGAGCAGGAATACCGCTTTTTGTTCGGGTTGTCCGGGTATCGGAAGCTCTCGGCGGTTTCCTTTACGAAATACTCCGCAAGCTTTCTATAATCTCCCTCGTCGTCCAGTGGCACAAACTTTGGGCGACCTCTTGGCCAACATTCCCGGACTGCTGCAACCACATTAAACTTGTCCGAGCTGTTTATAATTATGTGGTGGTGGATCGCCGACCTTTTGTATTCCGTCACGACGATATATTTCAGTTCTTCACCGTATTTCCGGTATCGTGATTTCACAGAACGGAAGAACCTTGCAAGCTCTTTCCTGGCTCCACCCGGATCCGGTCTCTCTTCCGGCCGGTATGTAAGAATCAGATGATAATCATCTGCCCCAAAATTCGTGCTGATCTTACGTCCAAGCTTCTTGCTTGCCAATCTCTCATTCTGCTTTGCGATCTCTTCCTTTGTTGGCTTTCGTTTCTTCTGTCTCTTTTGACCGGGTGCTCCATATCTGCCTGTGTGTTTTTTCTCTACCTCGATAATCTCTCCACAGTAGTATGTGATCTTTTTGTATGGCATCTTGTCGTCTCTCCTGTCGCAAACTTAATATCTATATCAAGTCAAGAAAACAGGCTCAAAAGCCCTGTTTTCTTGACTTAGCGGTCACAAAATGCTATACTGTTTTTGTAGGTTTTATATGGCATTTTGTGAATTGAGCCGGTCGTCAGCCGGCTCTTTTCTTTTGTCTTCTTTTCTTCTTCAGTTCCTGCATTTCTTTCTCGAAATTGATCTGACTCTGCGTATTGAAATAATAATTTCCGTCATCGTCCATAAAGTAAAAATATGTATCTCCGTCTTTCTTTTCCTTGTAAACCAGCTTCGCAGAGTTTGGCGGGATCAGCCCTTCAAATGTCCTTGCATTTTCCTTGATCGTATTGATATCGCTCATCCTACGCCCTCCACAAAAACAACCAGCACATCCTTGCGTCCGAACTGAATGCACTCCTCGTAAGTTGGCATCCAGATATCCAGGACCAATCCGTTCCGGATCCCTTCGTTCCCGCCGGTATCCAAAATCTCATACCAGCCGAGGAATTCTCCCGGCTTGCCGTCATCGTTGATATATACCGCGGCAGTCATTCCGTAGTACTCAGGTGCAGCACTGGCAATTCCGCGTCTGACTGCTCCGCCGTCACACCGCTTACCGGTCAGACAATAGGCTGTTGCCTGCATCTTTTTATATTCCGGTTGCACCGGTGCAACTTCCTCTATTTCTGCAGCCTGCGCGATCATGATCTTTGCCATGAGTGCAAACAGTAGTACTGCTACAATCGCTATCTTCACTTTTCTTCCTCCTACCACTACCACATCCAAAACCCTCCACGGATCGCATGCCATGCTACGATTCCCATACCAATCAGGCATAAGACTGTACCTGTGAGTGGTACACTGTCCCAGATCAGCATTCCCACTCCCATAACTGCGGCTCCAAAACCTAAACCAAGTTCTTCTTTTTCCATAGCTTGCTTGTCCTTTCTTATCGTACCCTCCATGCGGTGCGCAGCTGAGGGGTGTAAGCTGCGCACCTGTATGAGGGGGTTATGTATGCGCGGTGCCTGTGCACCGCATGCAGGGTACGATCATCTTTTTCTATACTTTCATCCACCGGACTACGTCCTCCGGCTCTGTATCTAATACCTGAAATATGACCAGCAGCTCCGGATAACTGAACGGGATTGCACCGGTGATCCGGCTGCTGACATATTGCTGTGTCTGACCAAGCATCTTTGCAAGATCCCTTTGCCTGATCTTATTTTTCCGCATCTGCAGTCTGACCCATCCGGGAAACTCTTCTGCCATATACTGTTTTTTATTGATGCATGCTTTTGGCATCTCTCTCACCTACCTTTCTTTATTTATGTGTCTTTTTAAGACACTTTTTCTGCAAAAAAAATATTTACAACCTCTGCTGGTGTCAGATTGTACCTATTTATAATTGCACCAATCTCTTTTTTATTAAATTCAGCACCATTCTCATTTATTTTTGCCGAAAATGTACTTCTTGCAATTCCTAAATATTTAGATAATGATGTACCTGTGTCCCCATTTTTCCGCATTACTGACTCCAATTCATTCTTTTTCATCATATCACCTTCCTTTTTTGTGTCTTTTTAAGACACTTTTGTTATAGCAAATATAGCATCGTGTGTCCCGATTGTCAATACTTTTTTTATCTTTTTAGGACACTTTTTAGGATTTTTCTTGCGTTTATCATACAAGTGTAGTAAAATTAGGACACTAAGAAAGTGAGGACTCCAAATGGATACATCTGAGAGAATAAAAAAACGACGTTTAGAACTTGGACTTACGCAGGGAGAATTAGCGCAAAAACTTGGGTTGAAAAAATCTGCAATTGCGAAATATGAAAGTGGTAGAGTCGAGAATATTAAAAGAAGTGTACTTATGAAAATGAGTAGCATCCTTGATTGTTCACCTGCTTGGTTGCTTGGAATGTCGGTTCCGATGGAAGGACTTCCTTCTGAAGGCGTTGCCGAAAAAATGACCGCAGTATATAAAGATGCTTCTTTGCAAAATTTGATCGACATTTATGTAAATTTGGATGATGAACATAAGAAGGCACTTATTACATATGCCTTGTTTTTAAGTCAAAATAAGTAGTACTTCACTGCTCGTTTTGCATCAATATAAACATAATTGTTTGTAGAAGATTCTCATCTTCTATTTTTTCAATTTCTTTAATTATTATTTTTTTACATTCATCCTTAGTCATTACTTATCTCCCCTTTATGTTTTTTAATTATTATCTTACTGGTTCAATTAAAAGTAAAGGGGAATACAAATATTTCCACATATGTGGAAATAAATCACTTATATGATGATTCGAACAGATCAGTAATATGTACGTTCAATGCAATAGCTATTTTTTCCAGATCTTCTAATGTCGGAGATCTCCTGTCATTTTCATAGTTATTAAGAGCACTTTTACTGATCCCGGTAAGTTCTGCCAGTTGTATCAATGTTATTTTCTGCTGCTGCCTAATCTGCCATATGTTCGATTTCATAATAATAACTTTATACAACCATTTTGAAACATTCTACATGTAAATAATGGTAATTACTTTAAGAAAGGGGACTATATGTTTACTCCAAAAGATTCAAACTATGAAACATATGGTGTTGTCGGAATGTCACACCATGTTCAAGAATTTATTTCCTGCGCTAAAGCAAACCCTAACTATTCTATGTCTGATCAAAAATTATTAGATTCAGGGCAAGAAAATAAAAGGATCATGGAATACGAATATAATTTCAAAAATATTGAACTTGTAGAAGAACCTGATAATCCATACGATCCTAATGCCATAAAAGTATTAGCAGATGGACATATGATAGGCTATATTCCTAAAGATGAATGTTCTCATATAAAACAAATGATACATGATGGTCATTATGATCATACAGAGTTGAACGTGTTTTTATTCGGAAAATATAAGGGGGTTTTTGGTAACAAGGAAGCCGGGTATTACCCTGACTCTGGCAGCTACGATCAAGGCTTTTGTAGAATTAATATATATACTCGGGATACGCATGATAATGCCAATATTTCAGATTCTCTACAGTATAAAAGCGGATTATCTAATCTTTGTTTTTTACTTCTCATTATTGTTCTTATAATAAATATTAGATTTGCCTTTTTAGTTGGTTTTTTTTGGTTGTTAGCATGTAGGAAAAATA